TTTTGTTCTACTTTAATAGATAGTTCAGGTGCTTGAATATTGACTGTCTCTACAGACTCTCCGATAACTTTGCCTAATGAGTCGAGTATTTGTGCTGCTGTTTGCAACTGTCCTTTTGATATAGCTTTGTTGAACAATCTAACTCTCATTGCTTGAAGCCTGGGAAGCATATTTTCTCTATCTTTTTCCCAATCTTCATTATTCCAAACCTTGACCCTGCCCCAATCGCTCCAAGCGGAAGTTTCTGAAATACCTTCTATCTTTGCGTGTTCAAGAACAAGTTGTCTTGTTGTTTTCCCATCTAACTGACGAGAATACAATCTTTGACTTCTAAATTGAATATGTTCTTGAGTATTGCAAGCAAATTTAGAGCGTCTTTTCTTTTTTACTTGTGCTTCTTGTTTAATGTCTTCTGGAACGAAACCAGATAAGCATGATTCAGCCACGGACTCAATCAGAATAAGGTTAATAATTGAATGATAACCTAGAAAAGCCAATTTAGGCTATAAATAGGGGGTATTAGTTGAAAAATTTGTTATTTTTTAGTATATGGCTGTAAAAACCGCACCAGAAATAAATTTAAGATACGCCCAGGGCGAAGTTTTTAACAGCAATAAAAGATTTCGAGTACTTGTAGCTGGACGAAGGTTTGGAAAATCCTACCTTTCTTGCATAGAGCTACTTCGTGGAGCGATAAATCGACCAGGTGAAACATATTTCTACTGTGCACCTACCTATCGAATGGCAAAGGACATTGCATGGAAGGAATTAAAGAGGTTAGTGCCTAAGATTTGGGTGCAATCTAAAAATGAGACAGATTTGAGAATAGAATTAATAAATGGATCAACTATTGAGTTGAAAGGAACAGAAAATGCGATGGCTTTAAGAGGTAGAAGTTTATCAGGTGTCGTTTTAGATGAAGCTGCGTTTATGGATAGAGATGTATGGGCTGAAGTTATTAGGCCAGCTTTAGCTGATAAGCAGGGTTGGGCTTTATTTATTAGTACACCTGATGGAACTGCCAGCTGGTTTTATGATATGTGGTGTTTTTGTGGTGAAACCGATAGAGATGATTGGCAACGATGGAGCTTTACAACAATAGAGGGGGGTAATGTAGCAGAAGAAGAGGTTGAAGCTGCTAGGGGTCAATTAGATGGGAGGACTTTTAGACAAGAATTTGAAGCCAGTTTTGAAAATCTTACTGGTTTGGTTGCTGTAAGTTTTGCTGATGAAAATATTTCTACTGAATCTGTTGATTTACATTTGATGCCCTTGTTAATTGGGCTGGATTTTAACGTAGATCCAATGGCAGGAATTTGTGCTGTAAAACATAATGACTGTCTTTATGTCTTTGATGAGATTATGTTGACGGGTGGGGCAACAACTTGGGATTTTGCAGAAGAAGTTGTAAGACGATATGGGGTAGACCGAAGGGTCATTGCGTGTCCAGACCCTACTGGTAGTGCAAGAAAGACAAGTGGTGTTGGTGTGACTGACCATACAATTTTAAGAAGGAATGGATTTACAGTTATGAGTCCTAATTCTCCCTGGAAAATTAGAGATAAAATTACTGCTGTTAACACAGCTTTGTATGATGCAAATGGTGAAAGGAGAACATTTATACATCCTCGATGTAAAGAATTAATAAAAGCACTCAGAACATTAACTTATGCTCCAAATACAGGTATGCCTAACAAGAACTTGGGAGTGGACCATGCGTTTGATGCTTTTGGTTATCTTTGTTTGCAGCAGTTTAATTTAGCGAAGCCTGAGACATTAGGGCGAACTGCGTTTAGAATATATTAAGATACCTTTTTTCCTTATGCCTTATCATACTGGAATGAAAAAAAAGAAAAAGAAGAAAAAAAGCGGTAAGAAACGCTGTTCTTGTAGTATGTAATTATGACAAAATTATGTGCCAGAGGTAAAGCAGCAGCAAAACGTAAGTTTAAGGTTTATCCTTCGGCTTACGCTAATGCTTATGCGGTAAAAGTATGTAAAGGTGATATTAAAGGGCCAGATGGTCAAAAAAGAACTGCTTCTGGCTACACAAAAAGTAAAAAACGTACAACAACAAAGAGAAAACGTGCCACAAAGAAGAAAAAGTAAACCAAATCCAAGAGCTAAAGGTGGTTTGACACGTTGGTTTGAGGAGAATTGGATTGATGTAAAAACTGGTAAGCCTTGTGGCCGTCAAAAAGGAGAAAAAAGAGGCTATCCAGCTTGCAGACCAAGTAAACGTGTCTCAAGTAAGACACCTAAGACTGTCGGAGAGATGACAGCAAGTGAAAAAGCTAGATTTAAGCGTGAAAAAACAAGTAGCAAAAAAATAACATATCAACATAGACGAAAAAAGAAGAAAAAATAAGTGAAAATCACATATTTAAAGGTAATATAGTTATATAAAGGTCAAAAACAATGCCAAAAGGATCTTATTCTGGAAAACAACGTAAACTAGCTGCTGTTGCACCTCCAAGAGACAAGATTACGGCTGCTGATCTTAAAAAATTACGTTCCAAAAAGAAAAAACGT